CAACTAGACCGCTATCGCTATAAGCAAATGGGGAACGCAGTTGCCGTTCCTGTGGTCACTTGGATTATCGCCGGAATCGTAGGCGTTCACCAAAGGAGTGCGAATGAAGCAGATTAGAGCAAGCATTACCGCCAAGGAGAAGTTCGCAACGTGGCGAGAAAGCGTTTACGACGCAAAGAAGCAGACCGACAAGAAATGGTGGGCGAAGTGGCTAAAAAAGTAGACTTTTGGCTCGGCTACGGATATTTTATTGAGACTATCCACGATGGCGACGGAACCTATCACCTCGTCATCAAGACCGAAGACTTCAACACTCGCAAGGAAGCCGATAGTGCAGTAGCGTTCTTTCGCAAAACAATCAGCGAGAGGGCGAAATGGCGAAATGCGTAGACAACAAGCATAAGTGGATTCTTATGAACGCCGGGGCAAAGACGTATGTAATGTGTATCCCGTGTGGCGCACGATTCCCGTTCACCTCTGAATACAACGGCACAACCTATAGCGGCCCCGTGCCGGATAAGTATCGGAAAACAACGTGATAGGCAAGAAATCCAAACTTCGGATGATTGAATCTTTGAGCGATGCCCTCGTCAAAGAAGTGGATAACGTAGCGACAATTACAAAGGCGCTTCACTCTGCTGGCATCACGAATCAAGCCCTCGTGGAGTCGTTTGCTGAAATGGAAAGCGAGCGCGACCTTTACCGAATGGCGTTTAATATCGCTATCGGGCGACTTGCGGCCTACTCCAAAGCAGAGGGTTCTACGCAAGTTCTTATCCAAGAGATACTAAGCAAAGCCCTTGCTGAAATTGAGAACGAGCGTTCATAGTCGGTAGTATGGGGTGGTATGGAATATCGCCCCTATAAGCCGTATCTCACCGCCGTAGAGAAACGAGAGCGCGACGTAAAGGTTCTCAAATACATAAATTGGTATTGGGAACGATACGGATTCCCACCGGGCTATCGCTCTATCGCCAAAGCATTAGGGATTAGTAGTAGTTCTACTATTCACGGCATAATCAGCCGCCTTGAACGGCAGAAACGAATCGTCCGTGACCCCGTTCACAACCAAATTAGGGTTGTAAATAACGGCGATAGGGAAACGTGCTTCCACGACTGGCGAGTTCGCACTATTGCGAATAGCCTTATCCAAATCGTCTGTGCTGATTGCGAACACAGAACCGAGGTTGAGTATGCCCCGACCCCCGAAACTCCACTAAAAAACCTGCTCAAATACACAGGTGGGGTGTAAAGCAACGTAGGTATGGTATAGTGGGGTCACGAAAGGAGAGTCACTATGACCTCAACTAACGTACAAGAACTTACCGACAAGGTGTGGCGTGGCGTAACGCAAGATGCTTACGACGCAACCGACATCGGCAACCTAATCAGCGCGACCCTAAGCCTTAGCGAAAGGGCTGAAGAACTGCAGGTCAAGTGTGATGCCCTTGAGGAAGACCGAGCTCGACTCGTTCGCGCCCTTGAGATTGCTGGCGAGGCAAACGAATCGCTACGCGCTCGTCTTGACAAATATGAACACCTCACGCAGTTCGCAGAAGAGGTTGTGCAGTAATGCCCCTTACTTGGGAAGAACTAGATTTCAACCAAACTCGCGCTAAGGATAATCCTTACGAGTTCGTTATTTGGACACCCGAAGACCCCAAAGCACCAAGCGAGTTGCGAGTGGTGCGTAAGGATAACGTGGGCGGAATGATTGTGCCGATGCAGGATTTCTCTATCTACGCTGGGTCTAAGGAAGACGCAATCATTCTTGCTGAAACTATTGCTACGGCTTTAGCAAGCGTGGCCGACTATAACCACTTTGAGGAACTCTTCTAACTTTTAGAGAGTTCCTGCGAACTGCTTGAACTCGTCAAAGTCGGCAATCTTCTTGAGGAACATCTCATCCTCGTAGGCATTGTCAAGGTCGCCGGCCCACTCTTCTTCACCGTTTGCGTTGATGAAGTAGATGTAGTTTTCATAGCCACTCTCATAGCCCCACTCGGCGTAGTCTGGGACTTCCACACCGCCGATGCTGATTAGGCAAGACTCGTTGTGGTCCATATACCAAGCCAAGACAGTCTTGTCCTTGCACTCTTCCTTGAGCCACTGCTGAACCAACTTCAGGTTCTCATCCATTTCTTTCTCCTTGTTTTCCATACTTCTATTGTATTTCCAAACTAAACCCCTGTCAAGTATTTCTTGACAAATATACGATAACTCAAGGGTGTGACATACCACTTTGCTAGTGTGGAAACTATGAACTCAACCCCTGTCACGCTCGGCCCGAAGCCCTACGGCGTATCACCAAGCCGAGTGAATCAGATTGAGTCTTGCCCCCGGCAATACCAATTATCAAGCATTGACAAGTTGCCCGAACGCAAGAAAATGGAGACATATCGGGGAACTGTCTTCCACGCCATCTTGGAAGAGATGTTCAATCGAACTGCTGAAACGCCCGAACTACGGACAGTTGATTACACCCTTGCCCTTATGCGAGAAATGTTCCGTGGTTTAGTCACCGCCGAGTATGCCGAAGAAATGGGCATTGACGAACAAGGCATACAAGTCTTTGGCCGTGACGTTGCCAAATACATCCGCACCTACTTCACGATGGAAGACCCCACGCAAATCACCTCCGAGGGCATAGAAATCCAAATGGAAGTGGATATGGGTGGGTGGCTACTTCGTGGCATCCTTGACCGCCTTGACCGAGATGCTGATGGCAACTTGGAAATTGTTGACTACAAAACCGGGAAAGTGCCGACCGACAAATACAAGGCTTCGGCAGTTCTCCCCTCAAAGATTTACGCCTATCTCTGTGAGAAGGTATTGGGCGAGCGACCCAAGAACATACGACTACTCTACGTTCAGTTCGGCAAGACACTCAATATAGAAGTTACCGATGCTGATGTTGCCTACGCAGAAAAGCGAGTGCGCGAAGCGTGGGGCAAGATTGAGAAGTGGTATGAACTTGGTTTCTTCCCGCCCACTCCAAATAATCTTTGTGACAAATGGTGTTCGTTCAAGAGCATCTGCCCCGTATTCGCACGGCCCGAGTACTCGCCTTTCTAAAGGAAATCACTCACTCCAAGAGTTCAACTATTGACAGTTTGGAAATCGCTTCTATGATTTCAGTTGTCAAGACTATTGGTATTCCGATAGTGAAAGTTCTTAGGAGAAAATGTGGCTCGCAAACTAGTGCGACTCTCAATCAAGGAAACGTCGGGCGTTGACCGTCCGGCGCACCTCCACGATGGTTGGGCCGTTATGAAATCAGCCTCTCAATCCGATGTGACCGCCGTTCTTGACGAACTGCGCCCGGAGGCTCTTGCCGATGGACACACCGCCGAAGTGGAAAAATCCACCAAGGTTGCCGTACCAGTAGAGGCAATCGCCCCTGCTGAAATTACAACTCCACAGGAGGAAACAATGAGTGAAACACTCAAGGCGGCTGAAGTCGTCGTTATCCCCGAAGTTGCGAGCGAAGAAGAGATTATCAAGGCTATGCCTGCCGTTATCAAGAAGATGCTTGATGACAGCAAGGCCGCTGCCGAAGAGGCTCTTTACAAGGCTGCTGCTAGTGAGCGTGCCCTTATTGCCGAGCGTGAGGCTCGTGCTGATGAGGCTGCGGTTATCAAGGCTGCCGAGTGGTCGCACCTCAACTCGGACCCAACTATCCTCGGACCCGCGCTTCGTCGCCTTGCCGAGACTGACACGACCCTCGCTAACGAGGTCGTAAAGGCACTTGACTCGGCTAACGCCCTGCTTGAGTCCAACGTAATCTTCAAGGAAGTCGGTTCAAGCGAAGCACCTGCCGCTGACGACGCTTACTCAAAGATGGAAAATCTCGCTAAGGCCGCTGTTGCCTCTGGCGTTGCCCCATCGTTCGAGGCCGCGCTGTTGTCGGTTGCTCAGACGAACCCTGACCTCTACACCTCTTACCTCAATGAAAAGGCTGGTCGCTAATGGCTTGGGAACAAAATCCATACTCACTCAAGTTGACTTGCTCACCTGACGTTTCGACGATGGGTGGTCAGTTGACCAACACGAACTCTTCTGCGCCTATGACGCAGTTCTCGTTCGTTTACCTGACTGGTACCGCTAACCCCGGCTCGAACCAGAACGTACCTCTCGTTGGTGTCGTTTCGGCCGCTTCGACTCGCCCTCTGGGTGTTGTTCAGAACGCGCCTAAGGTTCGCTACAACGCTCTTGGCGTTGTTGAGGGTGTTGACGAGGCTGAAGTCACGATTTCGGGTATCACCAAGGTTATTGCCGGTGGTCTTGTAAGCGTGGGCGATGCCATTACGGTTAACGCTTCGGGTCAGGCCGTTTCGGTGAAGTTCGGTATCGGTGGAACCACCCAGACCGCAACCATCACCAACGCCGTTGCTAGTGGTACGCAGGTGGTTTACACCACGAGCTCGACCACCGCTTTCACGGTTGGTCAGACTGCCATCGTCACGGGCATTGTTGCCGCTGGCTCGGGTTCCGGCTCGCTGAACGTTGAGGGTCTGATTACCGCCGTTGGTGGTTCGTCAGGTTCTTACACCTTCACGATTGCTAACCCTGCTGCTAGCACCATCACTTACACCTCTGGTGGTTCGGTGAACACCGCACCTGCGGACACCACCGACTTCGTTGTTGGTACTGCTCTTTCGAGCTCCGCCGCCGCTGGTGACTACATCACTGCCGCTATCGCCTGCCACAACGCAGGCCGTGCGGCTTAGTTAGAAAGGACTGAGGAACTATGCCACAGCCCAACGTAAACAACGTTCACATTGACGCAATCTTGACCAACATCTCGGTTGCTTACTTGCAGAACACCAACAACTTCATCGCTGACCGGGTTTTCCCTGTCGTGCCGGTGGACAAGAAGTCCGACCTTTACTTCCGCTACACCAAGGAAGACTGGTTCCGTGACGAGGCTCAGCGTCGTGCTGACGGTACTGCTTCGGCTGGTTCAGGCTACGGCTTGCAGACCGAAACGTACTCGACCGACGTTTACGCCTTCCACAAGGACATTGGCGACCAGACCCGTGCGAACGCCGACAACCCATTGAACCCCGATATGGAGGCTACGCAGTTCGTTACGCAACGTCTGCTTCTCCGTAAGGAAGTCCAATGGACTAACGACTTCTTCGCCACAGGTGTTTGGTCAACGACCGTCATTGGTACGACCACCACTGCTCAGGCAGGTACGGTTTGGTCTGACTATGTGAACAACCCAACGTCTTACACCTCGGACCCCATCGCACAGGTGGACATCGCCAAGGCTTCAATTCTGCAGAACACTGGTTACGAGCCCAACACTTTCGTCTTGGGCTACAAGGTTTTCCAAACCTTGAAGAACCACCCTCTGCTGATTGACCGCTACAAGTACACCCAAGCCGGTGCGATTGTAACTGAAGAGTTGCTCGCACAACTGTTCGGCGTGGACCGTGTGCTTGTCGCCAAGGCCGTTGTCAACAACGCCAACGAAGGCTCGAACAGCCCAACGAACGACAACTTTGCGTTCGTTGCTGGTAACTCGGCTCTTCTGTGCTACTCCGCACCTAACCCCGGTTTGCTGACCCCCTCGGCTGGCTATACCTTTATGTGGACTGGTGTTTCGGGTGGTCTTGGAACGACTGTCGGTGTCTCGCGCTTCCGTATGGAAGAGCTCAAGGCCGACCGTGTTGAGGGTGAAATCGCCTTCGACAACAAGGTTGTTGCTGCCGACCTCGGCTACTTCTGGTCTTCGATTATCTAAGCCCAGTAGTTCACTGCGAAAGCCCCCTGCCCTCACGGGTGGGGGGTTTTTGCTTTGTGTGGTGATATTGTGACCCTATGACTTCTAAGAGATACACACATCGAGTTCTTCGTGGTTTTCCTATAAATGGCAACACATACGAACGTGGTGAACTTGTTTCATCTGACGACTGGACGTGGCAAGGCAAGATTTACGTCGAGGCTCGTGGGTGGGTAGAGCCATTAGAGCCGAAGTTGGTTGCTCACTACGCCGAGTTGGTCGCACAAGAAGAGCGTGATGCGAAGAACGAGGTTGCCGATGCGTTCGTTGAGAAAATTGCGCCTACCGATGCTGAAATCGTTGCGAAAGTAAAGGCGGTTCGCAAGACAACCCCGGCGAAGAAAGCAACAAAGCCCGTCGCCAAAAAAGTCGCCAATAAGCCCGTCAAAAAGACAGTCAAAAAGTCTCCCCAAAAGTAGAGACAGATTTCGTTCCAAACTGATGATACAGTTTGGATTATGTCACTAGCGGATGCTGAAAAGCGAGCGTCGGAACGAACTTGTCGGTTTATTGAGTTCTTCGACTTACTCGACAAAGACGACCAAGCGACTCTTTCTCGCTGGCTTGACGACAAGAAGCCTATTGGCTGGATTGCTCGTGTTGCCTCAAGTGACGGCAAGCGGCTAAACGACAAGACACTCTCACGCCACCTCAAAGACGGCTGTGGTTGCCCTGCGAAAACCAAATACAAGGATTCGTATAATGACCTTTGAGAGTGCTGAAATCGAAGCAGAGAAGCGCGCCCAAGTGCGGAGAGATTCTATTGCCAAGGGATACGAGCGAGAGATTCGTTGGGACGGCGAAAAGGGCTACATAGACAGCCCCGCTACCGACGCAGAACCCGACCAAGCCCTTTGGGATATGGTGATTCAGGATTGGGGTCTTGACCCAAACCTCACCGAAATTATTGACGGCTCTGTCCATATCCGAGCGTGGGACTCCAATATCGGCGGTGGTGAAATCGCCAAGATGCGCTACTACCGAGCGCAAATCCGCCGACGCGCCGAAAAGGGCGATAGGGTAGATATCGAGGCTCTCTGTAAAGAGATAATGAAGAAGCCCGCAAAGACAGCCAAGCGAGAAGTCTCTATCGAAGAACGTGCGTTTATGGCGTTTTTTGCTGATTGGCAACTAGGCAAATCAGAAGGCGGCGGAACCGAAGCAACTATCGCTCGCATTATGGCTTCTCAAGATGCCTCTATCGAGCGAATCAAGGAACTCATCAAGATTGGTCGTGGCCCATCGGTCATTTATTGCTGCGGAATGGGCGATTTAGTTGAAAACTGCTCGAATCACTATGCGATGCAGACGTTTTCCGTTGATTTGGATTCACGAGAACAGCAGAAAGTCGCTCGTCGCCTTATTTTTCGCTACGTCGAACTCTGCGTAGAAAACTTCCCCGAAATCCCACTCGTTGTGGTGGCCGTTCCCGGTAATCACGGCGAAAACCGACTCAACGGCAAGGCCTATACAACGTGGACCGACAATATGGACTTGTCCGTGTTTGAGGGCGTTGCTGAAATCTGTGCCGCAAACCCGGCGAGATTTGGAAATGTCTCGTTCCCGCAGTTTGAGGGTTTGATTGAGGAAGACCTCACTATGACCCTAAACGTATGTGGCGTTATCATCACCTTGGCGCACGGACATCAGTTCGGCAAGGGTAATGGGGGCGGAACTATTGCCAAGATAGAAACGTGGATTCTGGGGCAGATTAGGGGGCGCACAAAGGCTTCTGAAGCAGATATTGTGGTTAGCGGTCACTTTCACCACTACATTGCGTCCGAAGGCTCTGGTCGCACCTGCTTCCAATGCCCCGCTCAAGATGGTGGCTCAAAGTGGTTCGTTGACCAAACGGGCAAGAGCTCCCCTGCCGGTATGTTGACTTTTGGTGCTGGCTCGGCCTACGGCAAGCGTGGCTGGGGAGACTTGCTGATTATCTAATGCCGTATTATCTCGCTGGACCACGAACGGGCGTACCCCACAACAACTATCCCTCATTTGAGGAAGCACTTTCTACACTACGTCGCACCTACGAAATCTTCTGCCCTGCTGAAATCCTTGAGTCTGGAAACGAAATAACCGCCGAAAGTGCGTATCGCCAACTCTTCGACTGCGACGGCGTAATCCTTTTGCCCGGTTGGGCTGGCTCAAACGGAACAAAGGCCGAAGTTCTCTTTGCCACCACTATCGGCAAGAAGATTATGGGCTACTATCGCCATCGCCCACAGAATCTTGAGGAACTAATCGGCATCAACATCATCACGCGCGCCGAGATGCTGAAATAAAGAACCTATTGTAAAGTTTGGTAGTCACCCAACCCCCAAAGGACTACTATCGTGCCTTACTTCCACCCCGTAACCAAAGAACCTATTTCGGTTGGCGAAGCGATTTCTTGGGGTATTCAGCGCGCAATTCGTCGTTGGTCTTTCCTTATTGGAATCACAACGATTACCGTTATTTGCGTTATTTGGGGGGCTCACGATTTTACGATTCTTTCGTGGTGGAACGTTTGGGCTTCCTATATGGCTTTGTTTATTGAGTCGGTAGTCGGTATCGCTATGTTCAAGCAAACCGCCGCCGATGCTGAAGTTATCCGCAAGAT